CGTCATGCTCTAGGGCAATGTCGACCGGGATGTCGGGGACCTCGTCGATCTGGGCATCACACTCGTGGCATACCCATAGGGGGTAGGTGTATTGGGCGACTTGGTGGCACTCGGGGCAAATGTCAATGACGCGGTGCTCGTAGGCCGGACCAAGGGCTTTGGCGCAGTAGGTCGACATTAGTTAGACTGCCTGTGCAATTCGACGTAAAGGTCGATGGTGTAGGTAGTAGAGACCGAGTTGCCCGCGTCGCCTACGAGCACGGATTGCTTGGGCAAGAGCGAAGCACCACCACCCGAAATCGCCCCTGTGCTGCTAGTCTCTACGAGCACACGGGACCCACCATACGCGCCAGTCGCGGCCGCGTTGCTGGCGTTGACGGCTACAGTGTCCGCCGTGTCGGGGACATCCGCGTGCAGGGTGATTGCCCCCGTGCCCGCAGGAGCCGTGATCGTGTTGGAGATACCGTATACAACCATGTGATGGTAGCCGGTGGTGTCGAACGCAGCGGTAACATCGGCTGCTTTCATGTTGAACCCGACGAATTTGATAACTCGCGGTTGACCGTTAAGGCCATCGTTCACTAGTGTTTCTGAGACAGTTGCCATGTTATCGAATCTGGTTGAGGGCTAGGTCGCCGATTTGGTCGATGGGGACGCCGCCCTGTTGCAAGGCTGCGGCGGCCTGGTTGTCGGGTTGGCCGCCCGGGCCGAACCCTGGGACGGGTGCTTGTGCCTCGGGTTGAGCAGGTGGGTTTTGGCTGGCGAGCAGGCTGTGCTCCTGCATCGCGCGGGAGATCGCGTCGACCGGGAAATCGCTGGACGGGTTCGAGGCCGCGCCGAGGATTTCCTGCTGGTAGGCAGCCATGAATGCCTCGTGGTCGTCGGTCGGGGCAACCGGGATCTCGCTGGTTCGCCCGTACATATAGTCGCGGATTCGCTCCTGGGGTCCGCCAGACAGGGCCGGGGGTTGGAGGGCGTCGGCGGCCTCGTGGTTGCCCAGGGCGCGGAGGTATTTGCGAACCTCGGCGATGACAATGCCTGGCTGTACAATGTCAGGGGCTTGTTGGCGGACGTTCATCAGTAGCGAGATCGACGCCGCGTGGGTTTCCACTTGCCCCTGCTTCGAGAGATTGCCGAGTTCGACGGCGTCGACCCGGAACGACATTCTAGCGACTGCCGGGTCGGGGATCTCGATGTTGCGGTTCAGGCCGTTCGCCATCGGGAGCTGGAGCTTGGTGCCGAAAGCGACCTGCTGGAACTCGAACGTGGTGCGGGCAATGGAGGAAAAGACGTCGGCGATCACGTTCAGGCGGTCACGTGTTCGGCGGTTGTTGGCCTGGACCAGTGCGCCCGCCTCGGTGGCAGACTTCCGGGGATTCTGGGCAACACCACGGTCAAGGGAACTCGCTCCGACCACTTCATCCAGCAGTTGCATGTGAGTTTGTAGGGCGGTGATGAGTTCGCCGAGGGCTGAGTTCCGCTCGACCGGGCGCATCTTTTGAGCTACGCCGTTTTGCCGTTCTAGGCCGCTGTCGCCGGTGGTGTCAAGCGGGACATACAGGGTGCTGCCTAGTGGGTTCGATTCGATTCGCCCGATTTGCTTCGGGTCGAATGCGTCCTGGTCGTACAGGACAATGTTGTTGATCTGGCCGACCTCGGCCTCGATTTGCTTTAGGTCAGAGTGGATCGACCGGATCACGGGCACCCAGCTAACGACCTCGGGTGGCGGGATGTCCTCGCCAGGGGCCGGATCCAGGAACGAGTCGATGACTAAAGGGCAGGTGGGTTTTTCGACCGTGATGACGTATTCGCCCAGGGGCTGGCGGACTTCGACGCGGTCGGTGGCGAGCACAGGCATTTGCTCGGCGGAGTTGTCGTTCGGCAGGGTCACGAAGAACGAGACCGGGCACTCGTCGTATTCGGTCGAACCGAAACCCGCATGATAGACCTCGGTGACCTCGACCATTTCCCAGCACTTGGGCTCGCGCTGCCCGGGGCGGATTTCGGGCTTGTGCATCAGGTCGTGCCATTGGATCTGATAGCGGTGCCAACTAAATCGCTTGAGGACGGGTTCGTATCCGCAATGGCTCGATGGGATCGCGATGTAGCGGAGTCGCTTGTCTACGGGCGCGTGGTGGTCAACCTCGACCTTGACCCCGAAGTGACTGCCCAGGAGTCCGTTAAGGGCAGACTCGCGCATCACCTGTTTCAGGTTCGAGTGCTGGGACAACCAGTTCATCATCAGGGTCTGCTCCTCGACGAGGTGCGTGGCCTGGCCGACTAGGGCTTCGACGGCGAATGATGGGACTGCCGGGATTAGCTCCGTTACTAATTGGCGAGTCCTAGCTTGAAAGAGATTCGCCCCGATCTGTGGATAGTGCCACTGTTGGACCTTAGTGGGGTCAGTCAGCTCGTGCCAGGCGACCCCTGTTTCGGGCAGGGGGCCGCCGCTCGCCGGGTCGCGCCCGGTGTATAGGTCATTGATGAGGCGGGCCACGCCGGTGGTGGTGCCGTCAAACTTGGACTGGGCAGACGCGACCGCCGCTGCTAGGGCTCGTTGCAGCTCGTCGGACAGCTTCTCTGGGGGGTCGTGCTTTACCATGCGGAGGGCGGGGTGTCCTGTTGAAAGTGCAGGGACAGGGGGTCGGCCTTGGGATTGTACAAGGTCTTGTCCTTGTTGTCAACCCCTGGGATCTTGCCCCTGCGCATGATGAAGTTGGTGAGTAGGGCAAAGGCGTCGGGGATGTCGTCCGATTCCGACTTGGGGAATTCGCCCAGGCGTTTCAGGAATACTTCTCTGCCTACGAATTCGCGGGGGATGCGGATACGGTGCTCTTTCATGCCGACCTGTATGCCCTGGAGTCGCTGGTCCTTGCTCGCGCCACGGGTGCCGATCTTGATGGGGATGATGGCGACCTTGTCATCGACGATCCAGTGCTTGTTATGGAGCCAGGTGCGGATCAGGGAGGCCTGGCCGGTGTCCTCGACCCATAGGGCGTTTAGCTTATATCGCTCGTGTATAGCCTCGATGGCTGGTAGGCAGTCGCCCGGCTGGCCCCGGATTTCCTCGGCATGGATCGGATAGAAGATGTTGGTGTCGCCGGGCATGTCGGCTAGGCCGGGAATGGCAAGAGCAGGGGTTTTGGCGCAGGCGTGGCGGACGGCGTGGGCGGTTGTGACGTGGACGACGACGAGGCCGTTCCAATCCCCCGCGACGGCGTTGGCGCGGCCCGTGGGGTCCCATAGTAGGATGCGTTTGCCGTCGGGCAGTAGGTCTATGTCCGATAGCGGCTGCTTCGCGCCATTGAGAACAGGGTCGGGGAATAGCGCGTAGGAGGCCGCCATCGGCTTGACCATGTACTGCTGCGACCAGAACTCTGGGTCGTCGATGGTCTGCTCGGTCTCGAATAGCTCCGTGGCCGTCATGTACATCGGGTTCAGGGCATAGGTTCCGGGTCCCTGGCCGTCGGCTATGCCCGTGTCAGGGTTGACTCCATCCCAACAGCCATAGCGCATCTGATCCCAGCCCGCCGACTCGGCTATCCACGCGGAGCAGCAGAAAAATGCCCAAGGGGTTCCAATGTGGCGCAGGACGCCGTTCGGCCCGGCGATGGGTTCGAGTTGCTTGAGGGCCTCGATGACCTTCTCGCGCTGGGTCGGGGTGGTCGAGTTGCGCTCGTTCGAGACGTCGTCAATGTAAATCTTAGGTGGGTGCAGGCCCGCCTTGTTCGACGCAATCGAGGATGGGAAAAAACAAGGCTCGCGACTAGTGCCACGACGGCCTGCGACGTTGAACGAGCCCGGGGGCGAGCCGGACGGGGCCTTGACCGGCATAAGCTCGGGGAATAGCTCGCGGAAGGCGACTGTTAGGGCAGGGGTTTTTCCGTGGGCAGGGATTAGTTCGACGTCGCCCTTCGTCATCGACTGCATTTCGCCGAGCATTTGGGTCGCCAGCATGGTTGCGGCGGAAACGTACATTGCCCGTTCCGAGGTATCGCGCCATTTGTCCCACCAGGCGATGTCCTGGAGCAGGGTCGATTTGCCGTGGCCCCGGGGCAGGAGGACGCTGGTGCGTTTGCCACTCATCAGGTGCTGGGCGGTTTTGCGATGGAGCTCGCCGTAGACCTTGCGGCGCGAGCCGTCCGCTTGTAGGATGCCGTTGTGGCCGATTGCATGACCGAAGGCGACCGGGCAGTCGTACAGGCGCAGGACCGCGTCGGCGAGTTCCTGGGACTGGTTGATCTCGCGGTTAGTTAGTCGCCAGGTTGGCATTGGGTTCGGGCAGTGGGTTTTGGGACCTGCCATTTTGGCAGTCGCCCGGTCTCGGTATTAGTGATCCAAGTCCGAGCCATAGTGGCGCGATTCCGGGGTTAATGGTGCAGTACTGAATCACTTGGCCTGAACGGTGACATTGATGAACCACGGGTCCTGGACACCGTTGCCCCCGTTCGTGACCAGGGATATCGAGACCTCGGCCTGTGCCCCCGCGACTAGCGAGATCCAACCGCTATTGGTGATGGTATTGACGGCGGTGATATCGGCCTCGACCTCGGTGGCTCCCATGATGACGTAGTCGCCCACGGACAGGGTGGGAGTGCCGGTCTTGTAGCGGAGCATCAGGACAGCGGCGGCCTGGGAGACATTGACGCTACGGGCAACGGTGAGCCGGATCTGGGTGTAGTTCGTCAGGTCGACAATCATCGGCATTCCCGAGTTGGCGAATAACGTGTCGGCGGCTGGCATATTGGTGAACTTGTATCCCGCTGCCGTGTTCATCATCGAGAAATGGATCTGTGCCGGGGTCTCCAGGGCAGCGACCGACTGGGCAACGCGCAACGGGTTCCAGGCCGCCTGGTCCAGGGACGTCCCGGCCTCGGCGTCGGTTTGGGTTACTAGGGGTAGCGGGCCTGGGCGGGTTGGCATTGGGTTCGGGCAGTGAGTTTTGGGGCGGGGTGCGATTTACCATGCGCCGTACTTGTACTGCCAAGGTAACATTTTTTCGGGGTGATGTCAAGGGCCGGGCGGTTCAAGATCTGATTTTTATTTTTCACGGCTAGTTGCAAGGTTCAGGGGCGGCTAAGTGCAAGGGGGCTTTTATTTTTCATGGGCATGATACCGTTCATGTGCGTGAATCGGGGGAGGGCCGGGCGGGCTGTCCCTGTGGACTCTCCGCTCCCCACGAAGTATTTTGTATAAGTATCCTGATGAGACCTTGTAGCGTCTCGCTAGGGTCATACCATTGTCCTTGGAGGCTCGGATATCACGGATGTCGGAGGGCGCTAGTTTGTAAGGCCGTCTACCCTTTAGGATCGCATCTCGCACGTTGTCGTCGTTTGTGCCCAGGAACAGGTGGTCTGGATTTATGCACGCCGGGTTGTCACAGTGATGTAATACATGCAGGGTGTCGTCAAAGGGCCCTCTGGCGAGCCAGTAGGCGACTCTGTGAACATTGTTGGCATGGTCCTTGGCACCGTGGCTGATACGACTGGGGACATAGAATATCCCGTAACCCTTGGCAGACTTACCTAACTGCCATTCCAGGCAACCTGTTAGGGCAGCGGGTTTTGCGTTTGACCAGAAGCGTTTTATTTCGTACGCGTTGAGTAGGGGGGCGAGTAGGGAGGCTTTCATTATTTTTTATTCTATCACGAATGTGTCCTAATGTCAAGGGAAGGGAGGGGGTCGGTTCCTGGGGGCGGGCGGTGGCCGCGCTCGGGGGAAGCCCCCACTTCGATATATATGAAACCGACTATGCCCCGGCCACGGGAGCGAAACCGACGCCGGACTCGAACCCTTGCACACATCTTGAACTGGCTATGCTCGGGGCTGGGGTCGAACAGGTGTTTG